ATTATATCTTTCCCAGTCTGGTGCTAGTTGCACAATGTCTTTGTTAAGTGCTACCTGCTCCCAATGATTTTCAATTAGCGGCTGTAGTTCTGTCAGAATGTCTGCTGTTTTTTCTAGCGCAAACTCTAACATTATGCGCCCCATGTGAGATTTTGATCTTGTATTGTAGTTACACTATCAAAGCCTTGATCAGTAGGATGAAAGCGTTTTTGCCCTTCTGCTGTGTAAAATAAACTTGCGTTTTTTCCAAATTTTAGCAGTTTGTTTTCCGCTTTTAAGGCTAAAACTGAAGTGTCTTTTCCTTGCTTATAGCTAATTAAATCAGTAAATCCTTGAAAATATAGCATAGACCCTAGCACTGCGCCTGCTGTGTCAGCAAACACTAGCTTAACTTCAACTTCTTTTCCTTGATACTCTTTGCTTGTAAAGTTTAATAGAAAGTCTGAATCCATTGTTAAGCCAATTGTTATGCCATTCATAGCAAAGTCTTGCGTTTCATCTATGCCAGAAATATTAAGCATAGTTCCTGCGCCAGTGTAGACTTCATTATCAATAGTTTTGTCGCCAATACCTGTCCAAACTCTTACAGTTTGCTCTGCATTATTTGCATCTAATATAACCACACTAACGGCAAAAAAATGATTTACAACATCTTGCTGAATAGCTGTTATCGTGGCTGATGATAGCGTTCGACTAGCCACTAGATCGCCTCACAACAGCTAAAACTAAAACTATACATACTGTTTAAATCAATACTCCATTCAACTTCTGACTTTTTCATTCGCCAAATCCCTTTAGGCTTATTAACAACAATAGGAGTACCATTATTTCTAGTGTCTCTTAAAGCAGGCTGTATTCCTACAGTAGTTGTTGCTGATGCTGACGCGCTGTCTGTAATTATATAAAGGTGATCTCCAATCTGCACTTCTTGACCTGCCAAAAGCGAATCGCCTGAACCAACATTTATTGGTACACTAAGAGCACCTGCGCTTGCGCCACCGCTTACAGTTACGTTTGGCACGTTAGACATAGTTGCGATTGGATTGCCTAACCTAAATGTGCCAACTTGCCCTTTTAACCCTGCCATAAATGCCTGAAAAGCTAGTGCCTCAGTTCTTGTCATTGGGCGCAAAGTTATATTTGCTTCCCATCGTGAACCACCTATGTTTTGCACTTGTTGCGCGTATGTGTAAGGCGATGTATTAACGGCAACTGCGTTAACTATTTTCATACTCATTTTCTGAATTAGTGTTTCGCCATTTATTTCTGGAAAGTCTACTGCACTCATTTTATTTCCCTAGCAACTGTTTGCTGTATGCGCCACCTTTTAGTCTTGCGCCTAAAACTGCCGCTTGTGCTTGCTCTACAAATAGCGGCATCATGTTTTCTAATTCCGCTCTGACTGTTCCCTGAACGCCTGCACTGACATTAAAACTTTGATTCACAACAATTCCTTGATTGGTGCTTGCTTCTTTCTGCTGTCCTTTTGTGTGGTCAATAACTGTTTCGTTAGGATGTAGTATAGCCGCAAAACCGCCTTTTCCATCTATACCACCTGTTCTTGTCCCTGCTCCAGTGTAACCACCGCCATCGAATGATTGCGCCCTTATAGCCGCTACATTAGCCATACCACTTGCAATAGACATAGCGGCCGCAGGAATACCAAGCGGAAAACCACCTGCCGCGGCAAATGCTTTAGTAGCTGATTCGTAAGTTGACATAACAGCCTTGCCAATCGCAACAGCTTTTTCCATAGCAAACATTTTCTTGCTTATTCTGCCTGACCCTTTCATTGTCTCGCCTAGACCATCTAAGACAGCTTTTGTCTTGTCCACTGCATTTTTCTTTTCAAATGCTGTGTGCTGTTCCTCGCCTTGTTTTAATAAATCTTTATGATGATCTTTAAATTCAGTCAGTGCAGTGACGCGCTCTTTTTCTTTTTCAACTTCTTCATCTGGATCAGTTCCTTCTACACCTTCTCCCTTACCCTGCCTTGCTAAAGTGACAGCATTGTACTTCTCAACTATACCTTCTAAAAACGCATTGATATCATCAGCAAATTCAAACTCTGGTATTAGCCCACCAACAGTTTCACCCAAATCCATCCTAGCCATAGCAAGATCAGCTAGTTTAACTTTTTGTTCTTCAAGCAATTCATTTTGACGCTTTGCCGCATCTTCGTTCATTCCGCCTGTTTTCGCTAAAGCCAGATTCTTCTTCTGCTCGTCACCTATGGCTTTTACAGCTAGTCGTAATTGTGTTAGATTTTTTTCTTCATCTTCTTTGAAAAAACCAGTGAATTTATTTGCGGCATTTGAAATAGAATTAAATGTACGAATAACGCCATTTAAGAAAGATTGCAGTGCTGACATTGCAGTCATTACCGCTTGCATAATATCGACAGCTAATATTCGCGCAAAGTTCTCAACGCTACCGCCTGCGGCATCTATTCCTGCCTGTATTTTGTCTTTTAAGGTGGTTGCAAGGGCTTCCAATGCAGGGGCTAGTGCGCCAGTAAGTTGGTCACGAATGCCCTTAAACAAGAAACCTAGCTTGCTAAACGCATCACTTGCATCTTCTACACCCTTCGCAGATTTGGTTGACATCACTATGCCTAGTGCCGCGGCTTCGCCCATCATTTCTTGTAAGGCTTCCTTGCCTAAACCAAGAGTATTAACTAGGGCAACACCTTCTGAGTCAAACAGCTTCATAGCTAATCTAACTCTGTCGGCAGGGTTCTTGACTTCTTCAAATGCCTTAGATAATTCAAGCATCTGATCTTCTAGTGATAGCTTGAGCATCTGTCTTGCATTGATGCCTAACTCTTTGAGCGCGTCTTTTGCTTCACCAGTTCCTTTAGCGGCTTCTGCTGTACGTCTTGTGAAACGCTGTAAAGCCATATCCATTGTCGTAGACGCTACACCAGTTAGGTCTGCCGCGTAACGCATTTTGGCCAATGCCTCTGTGGTTGTGCCTATCTTCCTTGCAGTCTTAGCTAGGTTATCTGTCGCGCTTATGCTCGATTTAATCATAAACGCAAAGATGCCTGCACCTGCTACTGATGCTACTGCGCCTATTTTTATAGACAGCATTGCAAGTCTTTTTACTAGACCGCCAATGCTTGCACCTAGTTTCTTTACACCAACACCAACTAGTCTTGCCGCCTTTGCTAATTTAGGAAATCTTTTTTGGGCTAAAAATACACTAGCATTCAACTTCCTCATGCTTCGATTTATATTCTTTAAAGCATTCTGGGTTAAGTCTTTTGCCTTGATAGCAATTGTCATGTCTTGATTAGCCATTTGTATCCTTATTTAGCAATGATAGATAAGCCAACCACTCGTTAAACTCGCTCAGACTAATCTGTTCGATTTCTTCGATGGTCTTGTGTAGCCGATCAGCTAACGCAAATAGATTCATGCGATAGTGATCGGTTCTTAGTTTTTTGCTAGTGCATCCTGCGTTTCTATTTCTGAAAACATCTGGTTTGCAATGTCGCTAATTATGGCTGTTTCTTCTTCCATCAAGTCCTTTCGATCTTGCAAAGGTGCAAATATTTTCTTGCCGTCTTTGTCTAAAGCCTTAATAAGTATTAAATCAACCATTGCTTCAACAGTTGTATTTTCAAGAAAGTCGGGGTACTTCTTCTGTAGAATGTTTAAATCAGCGCAAGTTATTGGCTTGCAATATAATTTAAAATCGCCAGAATCATCACCCCATTCTGGAACAACAACTTCCCTAGCTTCCACGTTTCTTCTTTCGCGTAACTCTTTAGCAAATCCCATGATTATTCCCCTTTGTTAATTAAGGTGTAGCGATAGCACCAGACACTTGAATTGTGAAACTAGCTTCTACCATGCCGTCAAATGCCGCATTAATAGATTTGCTAGTTACAATACCAGAACCCGTGTAGCTTTCTTGACCTGACGCATCACCTGTAGGATAAACTTCAAAAAACACTACTGCTCTTTCGTCTAACGCAAGCTGTCCTGCGTCAGTTTCATCCCAGTATGCTTCTATTGAAACAGTAGCAGTTGAAAGACCTTGCAGGTATGCTCTTGCTGTCGCACCCATAATTGTTGATTCGATAGTGTCAGCAGAAGTTTCGATGCTAAAAGATCGCACCTGACCTACTGCCGCCTCGTTTGAACCTGAACTACCGATTTTTACTATTCCGCTTGAACCTGTTGCTATAGCCATTTTATTGCCTCATTAAATATTTAAAGTGTGCCGCGAGTATAATTATAAAGAACTCTTAGCGTTATAATTACGCCCCCAACAGGGGCAATAGAACCTTCGTCTGTTGCAATGCCTAGAATTTGCGTATCAAGTGCATTCGATCCGCGCGTTCTGTCTGCATCAATCTTTTCTTCAATAGCTTCAATAAGCAGATTCCTAGCTGTGTCAATCTTGCTACCTTTGACATAACAGATTAGGTCATAGTTTATTGTCGCCATCCTTTGCGATAGTGAACCGCCAATAGTGCTATCTGTGCGATCCTCATCTGCCGATCTGACAAGTATAGCAGGGAACTGAGCGTTTGATAACTTCTCAAAATCAAAGGGTTCTCTAGTCACATACTTGACTGCTACAGGCAAATCTACACCCTGCAAAACTGTCACTAGATTATCCGCTATCTTCTCTCTTATGCTCATACTTTCAGATTCCTTATAAAGAACTTAGCAAGTTCTCCTTTGTCTTTTCTGCTAAAGCCAAAGAAAGGGCGTTTCTTTTGGTTAAATGCCGCCTTCTTAGACTCTGCCGCAGATGAAAAAAATATGGTAGCTTTCTCGGTGTTAGCTTTTGTTCTTACCGCACCAAGCATCTGACCTTTGTTGAATAGGCTAGGTCTTGTAGACTTGCCTTTTCTCTTTCTAAACTTTAAGTAGCTTGCACTGTATGGCTTAAATGGCAGGTCTTGTATGTCTTTGCCTGCCAGTGTTCTATCTAGTATTAGATTTGCGCCCTTTTGACCTGTACGCAATAGAGCGCGTTTAATAGCTTCTTTTGGCTCGTCACCATTCAGCTTTAACTTAACAATCTTTAGACTGTCGCGTATGTCAAAATCCACTATCTAATCATCCTGCCACTATGCACTGATTCTCTTTCTTTCTCTGTAATAACGCTGTCATTATCTTTGTCGTACTCAACGCCATCTAGCAGTATTGCTTCTAACTCCTCACCATAACGTGACTTGTAGAAAGTAATCATGCTTTGAAATCTGTCGCCATCAACCCAGTTAGTAAGCTGTGGCAATGCGTAACGCCATAGAACTAAGTATGCGGCACATCTTGTAAACTGTGTATCCGTCAAATAGGCAGGGTTCATTTCGCCATCTATGTTCTTTCGTTCCCACCACTGTATTCTTAATTCGCGCTGTATGTCTGCCTGCGCTCTTTCATGCTCGTCAGCAAACGTATCAATGCCTAGTTGCAGAATATCTGGCACTAGTTCTTGCAAGTCTTTATCTTCTGAAAACGCCATTACCATTTCACCTTGTCTGCCCAGTAAGCCCCAGACATCTTGCCTTTGGCTATATTCTTTGCGTGTCGCTTTTTAAACGCGGCTCGCTTCGCTTTATCTGCTTGTGTTTCATTTTTTCTAGGGGGCTTGTTATCTGCTCCCTGCTGACCGAAACGAATCAGCTTAACTTTGTCTCCATCTTTAGCTAATACGGCATGAGATTTAGTCTTATGACCAGATGTCCTTTTAGGCTTGTTGTAGCCTGCGAACCTTTCGCCTCTATATGTAATCGCCATATTAACCTCAGAATTAGAAAACCCCCTGCCGAAACAGGGGGGTCACTTTAAATTAAAGTGTTTTCTTTGAGCATAGGCGCACTGCAAACAATGCGTCTAGTACCTTTTTGCCGTAAACAGCACTTGCAACAAGTTCATTCGCTCTTAAAGACGCATCACGCTGAGTCTCTAGGTTGAATGTAGACTTGATAGCAATTGCCAAACCTTCAGCAGTAAAGATAGCACCTGCCGCTTGGTTAGCAGTATCAGCATTATCACCAGAACCGCCTACCGAACCATCAGCACCTAAGTCAGTGTAATCAACTGGTACGTTTGCTGATTCATACATTTGAACGCCTGCAATATTACCAATGTAGCCTGATCGCAATGCTTCGTTACCAACGTCAGATTGACCATTAGCGAAGCTGTTAGTCAAAGCTGATTTAAGCGCATAGGCTTGGTTAGGATGTAGAACACCATACATTTGACCACGCGCTGAGTTAGCTTTTAGTGTTGCAACAGCCGCAAAAATGTCAGCTACAGACAATGCACCGCCAACTGTTCCTACTTGTGGCAATGCTTCAGTTTTGAAAAGACCCATTAAATCTTTGTCAATTTTAGTAGCGATGGCGTTACCTAGAACTGTACCAACTTCTGATGCAGGGTTTCCTGCGCCATGTAAAGCCATATCAGTTAGAGTTACCATTGCACCAACTTCGCCAACAGCAATGTCAGTTGTTCCAGTGTTAAGCGCGGCATTAGTAAGATCAGTTGCTTCGTCTACGTCAGACGCAGTCAATGCGCCATATTTAGGCACTTGTACAGTTGTTCCTGCTTGACCTGCAATGTTGTACTGAGTAACAAGCCCTAGCATTAGAGATTCTTCTTCAGCAGTGAATCGTGCCTGTGCAACAATGTTGCTAAACAGGTCGTTTAGAGTAGTTGTGGTTGTTTCATTAGCCATGATAAAAAGTCCTTAAAATAAGATTAAATAGTAATTAGCTATTTCCCCTTCGTCATCTTGGCATACATTTGTTTGCCGCCTTGATTCCAGTTCTCTAGCATCCAATCCACCGACTTTTCGGGCTTCGATGTATTCCCACCTGCGTTACCCATACTGCCAGAACCGCCTGCGCTTGCTCTAACAAAATGTGGGTTTACAGTTAAAAATTCAGTCACCATATCATCAACAGATAACAGTTCGCCTTTATCATTGTATCTAGGCGTTCCATTAGCGTCTAGCACTTCGACTGTGCCATCTTGGGCTAGTCGGGTTTTGCTTTTTAATAGTGTCGTCACTTGCGAAACATCGACTGCATTGTTACGACTCGCGGCTGTAGTCAACGCTCCATCTATCAGCGTCTCCTGCAATCTGCTTTTGTAACTGTTTATCTCTGCTTCTTTCTTTTCGACAGTCTGCTTTAGGATTGTATCAAACTCGCCACGTTGCTTCTGTGCCTCGATCTCAGCTTGTTCCTTTTGAGTAAGTAACTCTTTGGCTTCATCTAAATTAATGCCACCTAGTTTCTTATCGAACTTGCGTTGTTCTCTAGCAATACGATCAGCAACAATGCGATCTAATTCTTCCTGCGTAAACGTCTTATCCTGTGTTTGAACTGTTTCAGTCTCAGCTTGTGTTTCCATGATTTCATCGCTCATGTGTACGAACCTCACTTGGAGTAGTTAAATAAAATGTTAGTTTAGCACATTACTTCTTAGTCTTGCGCTTCTTCTTCTTTTTGGGTTTTCCGTAGTGACTAGGCATCTTCTTCAGTCTCCATATTTACGTTGTCATTAAAATCCATTAACGCGCCTTCCAGTATCATGCCAAGTCCTCTAGCATCGTCTGGCTCGGCTAGTTCAGCTAATGACTTTAGCGCATCAATAATGTCTTGAGTCATTGGTTCTGTCTGTGACAGTTTTAATGCTGTATCAAATAAGTCTGCCATTACTTCTTCCTCTTTTTCGCTTCTGCCTTCATTTTCTTGTCTGCTTTATCTACAACAGCTTGCAGTTCGTCTTGCGATAAGCGAACTGGTGATTCTGCAATAGCCTCAATCAGCGCATTCATTCTAGGGTCTACTAAGTCTTTTCTGCCTAGATTGTGCAATGCAAAACTTTCTGCCCACCATTCTTTGCCATTTTTAGCCATATACTTTGTAGACTGCATCTTGTCTCTTTTGCGGTTTAAACGCTTTAGTACCTGCTCTAAGTCTGGCTCGTTGCCACTAAACGCAAACGCCCTTCTGTTGTACTCCTGATGCACTGTATGCCCATATTCGTGATATACAGTTGTTCTAATATCATCTAATGGATCAATAAAATACTTTTCTGCTGTGTGCGGTCTTAGGCTAGGATCGTCACCAAACTTCCAGTTATTTACTTGTTTGACTCCTGCAATATCGCGCTGTTCTTGTATAGCACCATTAATTTTTTGCAGTTCTAGCCTTGCCTTAGATACCTCATCACTTGCGGCAAATACCTTGTTAGATATAGCCCTTATCTCATCTTCTGGCGCATTTGTAATTTCCATTCGCACCCAAAGTTCATCAAGTTCTTCTCTTTCCTTTCTTAACTTGTTTACAACCTCTTGCTGTTTCGCTCTTTGCTTTTCTAAATCATCTGCTTTGCTAAGTGCTTTCTTGCGCTTTGCAGGTGTTACATAAACAGAACTAGCGACCTTATCTAAGTATCTTGGGTTAACTGATAACACGCCATCACCCATACTTGCTACTGCTGATCCAGTTACATCAAGACCTCTAATCTGTGGCACTTTGTACTTTAGGCTTAGTTCTGCTGTCTCATCTAACATTCCAACCATGACGCTACTTAGGTCATCGCTAAACTCATACTCGATGTTCCCAAAGCCATTCCTGCTATGTTCGATCCAGTTGTCACCATGCTTTCTTTTGTTGTAGCTGTCTCTAGTAAAGCGTACTGCCGCTACGCCACCTACATTTGGATACGAGTAGTAGTCATCACCGATTTGACCTGATTCAACATCCTGATATTTAGGCTTAATCTTCTGCTTTATTTCCTTCTCAGCATCAACTCTCTTTTGACGCTTTGGCACTCCCTCTGGTGCTTCGTCTAAGTCAACTGGTTCTTCTTCTACTACATCAGATACTACTTCTTCATCAAATACAGGTCGCCAATGGTGCTGACATCTGTAGCCACCGCGAACAACAAATGGGTCGCCTGACGCTTTACCTGCCCAGTTGCCTGACCATATCTCGGCTATTTCTTCTTCAGTGTAGACCTTGCCTGCGTGTTTCTTGCAGTGTGATCGGCTGTTGTCTTGTAGACCGCCAAAATACTTCCATTTAGTAACGCCTGACTGCTTGCCGATAGCTACGTTAGCATTAGCGTTGAACTGCATTAGACCATCATGCACCTGTTGGTCTGCGTAACGCTTTAGGTTGCCACTAACAGTCGCTCTGACGTTCTTAACCGCATCAGAAAATGACGTACCAACCAAAGTCATATCATAGATTTCTTTTGACACTGCTGATAGATACTGATCGCCTACTGACTCAAAGCCCTGAAAGGTAAGCGACTGCAATTGCGTTATGACGCTTTTATCAAGCCTAGTAAAGTCACCATACTCCTGAAGCATATCTGTTGCGCGTTCTGCTACGCCTGAGTAGTCTTTTACAATCTTATCGACTTCTTCAAGGTACTCTTTGTCGATGATCTTTCTAAGTTCGTTCCTAGACTCTACCGCCCACTCTAGGTCAAAGAACTCACCATCAGTTAAGGGCGCACCAGACATTAGGTCGGTTATCTTGTCCTCTAGGTTTACAATCGCATCACCTAGTTTAGCCTGATGATCTTCCGATAGTTTAGCTAGAAAGTCTGCGTGTGATCCGTCTGACATCTACGCCTCTGAGGGTTGTGATACCTTTGGCTGTAGCAGTTCATCACCGCCTGCCACATCTTCAAGACCAATCTTCTCACGAACCTCATTAGCTGTAACCACTCCGCTATCCATGTGGTAAGCGTATATCTGCGTCTTGTCACTGTAGTCACCGACAGCAGTAGTGCTTGCTTCTATCTCAACATGCGCTCTAGCTAACTTCTCATCGTCTAACAGTAGATCAGCTATCTTCTTGTCAATCTCTTGTGCAAGTACAGTAGACTTAACGCCTGTCGCTCTCATCTGCTGTAAGAACACCAACTCTTTATCGTAGTCTCTAAGATCAAAGCTATCTGGATAAAACACTTCGACCATGTTGCCAGTGTGACCCTGCCAGTCGCAGTACATACCCCAAAGCTGTTCTTCTGCAAGTTCTAGCAGGTCGGCTTTCTCTGATAGCTTGGCATTAAGCATTTGAAACTCTGTCTGTAGTGCTATACCTGATTGCTTCACCGCTTCGCTACCGCGCACTGCGCCCATGTGAGCCATGCGGTTAATAGCCTCTACCTTGTCGTTTATAGTGTTTCTAACAGCATCTAGGTTCTGTCCACTAGGTTGCATCTGATAAGGTCTTAGATTGGCATCCATATCTTCTGGTAAGTTAATTACCGCACCTGCTCCTGCACTAGCGTCTGTTTCGTATGTCTTAACCAGTGTCGGGTGGTTACTGATACGAATTAGCTGTTCTATCTCTGATAACTCTTGGTAGATAGCACGTTGCATTTGCGCGATGTCTGTTAGATCGCTTATGCCAATGCCTCTAATGTTTGATCTATTAGCAGGCAATAACACCGCAGGAATGCGCCCAAGCCTGTTTGGGACTACCTCTACCATGCGCTCATCTTCATTGCTAACAACATAAGACTTCACTTCGTCTTTTGTCCAAACCCTAAAGTATTCCTCTACATTGTTATCATCTATGTAGTTGATATCCTCGACCACTTTTAGATAAACAAGTTCAAACCTGCCGCTAGGCGTTCTTTCATACTTCCAGTCGTAGACATTTTCTGGTGTGAACATTGTCACATAAGGTCTTATGTCTTGTTCTAGTTCTTCTGCCTTCGTGCCTGCTAAACTTTGCGGCTTGTCCATCATCAACCAAACATGACCATAGACACTTGACCAAACTTGCGCCTGCCTCATAAAAGAATCAAAAGACCTGCCGTCAAGGTCAGCATCCTTAATAAATGATTCTAATGTTGGATCACCTGCCATCTTATCGAATGATCTGGTTGGCGGTACGCGCCACAAATAGGAACTGTAGATGTGAATAATGTTTTTGCAATGATTATCGCTAGGGGTTAGGTCTAACCGCCTGTTGTATTCGCCTTTGTCCTCAGAAACATACTGGGTCAAATAGCCTTTTTCTGTGTAGTGATTGCCACCCATATAGGATCGCAGATAAAACTCCCATTGATCCGCATAGTCATCATACGTCTGGTGTTTATCAGTTATGCTTTTATCTTCCATCAAGTCCACCTTGTAGGCTGTTGCACGTTATATTCAGTTCTTATTGGATACATAGTCTCCACTAAATAACCAAGCGCGTCATTCATGTGATCGTAGCCACCATCTTTATCTGGTTGGCTAGTTCCTTCCTTATACGTTTGTCTTTCTAAACTCTTTATAGTCTGCTTGCATTTAGGTGCTACAAACAGATGCCGCTTGCCATTGCTAGACTTTAAGCGACTATTCACTGCGTTGATTCTATCCCTGACCAATGCGTGAGACTTCTTAACCTTAACGCTGAACCCTGCGTTTTGTAAGATCGACAAATCAGTGCGACCACCTGCGCTTGTTTTGCGCTGTCTTGATGCAGGATCGGGGTAGATAATAATATGGCGATTAGGGTATCTAGCTTTTATCTCGTCAACCATTTCATCTGTATTCGACCCAAACATACAGACTTCATCTATAACCAATATGTCGTCACCATGCCGTTGACATACAACAGCAGACATAGGGTCTAAATTGAAATCCATACCAATGTGTAGTGTACCACCATTATCAGCTACATCCAAAACTGATAATTCTCTATCGAATCCATAATAGATAAGCCCTTGATACGTTACGAACTCAGCGCAGTATTCTTGATTAAAGGTGCGCTCATCTAAGTCAAGTCTAGCCTGCTCTATTTCGCTTTTAGGCACGTTGCCGCCCTGCAAAGTTGTAAACTGAAACGACTCCCAGTCATCAGCATTCTTGATGCCTGATGCCCATAGATCGTAGAAATGGTTTCTGCCTTTAGGTGTACCGATAAACAGTGCGCTACCCTGCCTATCTGACAGCGATGGTCTTAAAACCTCATACCATGCCTCTGGCCGCATATCTGCAAACTCGTCAAGGACAACAAAGTCCAATGCTCTGCCTCGTAGGTTGTTAGGCTTCTCTGCGCCCTTTAGGCTGATAGTTGATCCATTGATTAGTTTGATTGTAAGGGCTGTTTCGTTGGTCTTGGATATGTATTCAGCAGGTATGCTGTGTATAAGCATATCCCAAGCAATCTCTTTAGCCGCGCCATAGGTCGGTGCTACATACCAACAGTTCTTGTTCTTGCCGCTGACAGCCGCTTTAAGTATCTCGCCAGTAGACAGAAAGGTCTTGCCGAATCGCCTGCCTGCTACAACAGCGCGAAACCTAGATTGACTATCGAATATCTTAGTCTGTGGCTTTGTTAGGTTCATCACGATCCAAGATGATTTGTATTGGTGGTATCTCTTGCACTGGTTCTACTACCTGCTCACCCCAGTTTTCCCTGTCTCTGTGTTTAAGGTAAAAGATGATCGCTGTGTTGTCACCTGCAATAGCCTTTTCAAACAGTGCGCTAGTGACCTCATCCATGCCAGAACTGCGACCTCTTTTTATAGCCTCTAAAAACTCTGGAAACTCTTTCTGTTTTGAGTAGATTGTAGCCTCGCAAACGCCAAGACAATCAGCAATCTGGGCGACAGTTAAGCCTCTTGCCGCCATGTTCTTTGCTCTCTTGCATATCTTAGCGTCTGGTTTCCAACTAGGTCGAGCCATTACATATCCTGTCCGAATGCCTGTCTGACATCCATGATTGGGTTCTTCATTATGATTTCGTGTTCTTCTGGTGGCAACCCATGTAATCGACAATCGACAGCATCAGCCCAGTAGGTCAATGCAATCTTTATCTGTTGTCCTGCGGATGGGTTATCCATTAGTGATTGTACTATTTGATCTAGCTTAGACAGCAAGTCATGCCATCCGTTTTCCTCACATTCAACTACTCTGTTAATTAGCTGTAAGTCCATAATTCACCCCCACTTGGGTTATATAGGTACAGACAGTCTATCGGATGACAGTGTGTGAATCAATCGTTTGATTTCTTCGATAGCCTTTTAAATCGTCTTTAGCGATCAATGCAAGCATTGTAAGTATGAATAGTATGATTAGCTTCATTTTGCCCCCAAGTGTGTTAGGTGGCATTCTAGGGCTTTCTATGGGTGTTTGCTAATGCTCTTTAGTGATTGGTTGTATGTTGCTAGGTAATGATCCGTTTTCTGGCACAAGTGGATCAGTCTTGCTCAATCGGGGTAGAGGATACCCTGCCAATTCTTTAAATTACTTGTACCAACATCATGCCAATAATTGCGGCAACAAAGATTATCTTGCCTCTTTTGTAGCCATATACCTCAACGTCTAGCCATTTAACTGCGTCTTTGATATAGCCTTTAACCTTTGCTTTTAATATCTCTTGGTCTGCCATTTTGTTTACCTCGTTAATTGCTTTCTTGGTTTTTGTCATCTTTTGTTTCCCCTGTGATTTGAATAATACCATCAAAACCCATGCCTTCAACCCATCTGTCAAACGCTGTGCGTTCTTCTTTGTCAAACTCATTTTCTAGCTGTGGGTAGCTGTCTCGCAGGTTTTCCCATTTTTTTGTTAAGTCAGTCATTAACAATTTCCCCTTACTTCGCTTAAATAAATACCTGCCTCACGTTGCATTTCGCCATCATACTGCGCCTTTTGCTCAAAGACAGCATCCTCTATGTCGCGCTCTAGGTACAGGTAGATAAGGCTTCTAAACTCATCTGCAAAGTTACCTAAGTTGACTATAGTGTCTAAGTGTATATTTCCTGCACAAGTCCACCAAAGGTCATCCCTGTCATCAGAATCGCTATCTTCAGCCATTGCAACAAACAGATTAGTTACTATTCTGCTTGCAACTGGTGTTTTGCCAAACAACATTTCTGTGGCTATATCGCCTACGCTACGACTTATGCTTGCAGGGTAGATGTCGTCATACCATGACTTGTGCGTTTTTAGCCATAGGTAGACTGCCCTGTCTGTTGCTTCCTCTGGCAAGTCTAACAGCCTAGCATCTTCCTTGTTTAAAGTGTCGTAGTGCAAATCTATCAAATCGGAGTAATCGGTTAGCATGATACAGCCCCCCTGATGCAGTCTTGATAGTCCATAGTTGAAACTGCCACATACATAGCAAATAAAACTACTGCGGCAACTAAGCCTTTGATGCTGTCGTTGCTGTTCATGCTTTCCTCTTGGTTTAAATCCATATAGGTTCTTTGAAAATCGTGCATTATTATATCCTCTTGTTTGAGTTGGTTGCCCCCTTTCGGGGGCGATTTGTTTAAAAGTGTGG